TATTTAAATTTCCAGGATCTAACAAACCATCAAGGACTTTGTTTTCAACATTGATCCGTTCTTCTTTCTGTTGTGCAGTAAGTTTAGCTAATCTAGCTTTCTCTGCAGCAGTTGCCTCATTCTGCAGTACCTGCTTGGCATCAATGATCTTATCAATCTGAGTTGCTGCAAGTGGCGTACCGCCTTGTTGTAGCCTTAAAGCTACATCACCATAACGAGAATCACCTGTGGCATCCATGATGGCAATCAATTCATCAACAATGATTTCTGTTGACTTGCCATTTCTTGTTAAGGTGTAAAAGTCATCACCTTCTTGGCTTAGGGTAGTGGCAAGGCCTTCAATCCCTAATTCATTGATCTTGTCGATTTGAGAATTTACGACATCTACATACGCTCGATCACGATCTGTGTTTAATTTCTTGTTGAGCTGTGCATGCCAAGAGACACCAGTGTTGTGTGTCCATTCACGAATTGCAGGAGACACCACATCCATAGTTAATGGATCGTCAATCTGACTAACTAACTCACTAACTTTTTCGTTAGTAATCTTGTTGTAGTCATCAACATTGTCTACGAGTAAAGGCGTACCGTCTGGGTTGGTCAGTCTGCCCTCAAGCAGGTCTGAACCAAACATATTTAACTGTTGTTGGACATACCCACGGGTACGCAGTTCTTTGTAGTGCCGAAGGAATACTTTAGATTCCTGTGCGTACTTCTCTCCGTTAGCGACAGACGCAATGTCCGAAGACATGCCATCCATGAGGTAAGCTTTCTCTGCACGGAGCATTTCTTCTTTTCGTCTTTTCTCAGAAGTCTTACTGATAACGCCTGGGGCTACTTGGCCTAAGGCATCAGCAATAATAGCTGCTCTAGTAGGTGTTGTATCGGGTGCTTGTGGTTGTACAAATGTATCTACCACACGCGCAGTTGGCGCGGTAGGCGCACGGGATCGCAATCCCTCAACTTGAACTCTAGCCATTTTGATTCCTTATGTACTAAAGATACCTAGATCCTCGTTGGCACTGTAATAAGTACCTGCGGAGGCAATTGAATTACCCGCAATGATTCCTAAGGTGTCAGCAGGGGTTCCCATCTTGACACTGTTAATTCTGCTTTGAGCTTCTGCATTGTACGCCTCAGCGTCCATGTCATTCTGTGCCAGAATCCCAGTAATCTCAGAGTTAATTGAAGTCTCGTTACGAAGTTGTTTGCCTTCAGTCTGCCTCAGCAGGGCAATCACAGAGTTACCGGATACGCCTGCTTCCCCTGCAGCTACATACTGCTTAGAGGCCACTTCAAGGGCTTGTATCTGTGCTTCTCGTTTCTCTTCGCTTAGTCGTTCAACTTCTTGGTTAGCTCTAAGGTTTGCTTGATTAACTTTAAGATCACGGGCTTGAACAGCATTGTTCCTATTTGCATAGAAGTGTGCTGTTTGCGCTGATGCTGCATCGTTCTGCGCTTTGATTTCCATCGCAGATTTAGCCGCAGTTAGCGCGATAGTGACTGGATCACACATTTTAAGCCTCTATCCTTACAAACTCGTAGAAGGGAATACGGCCTTTACCGTACTCATCAATTAGATTTATAAACGTGAATCCTAAATAACTTAGCCATCGCATAGCGAGACGGTTTCTGGCATCCACATAGTTCCGAAGTATTGGGTACTTCTTATTGATTCCTTTGACCCACTCCAAACTCTGTGGGATAAATTCTTTGCTTACTTCTGGTAAGCGGTCTGACGCAAGAAGCCACGGACACCCAACTATTGGGTCTTCTGTAGGAGTAACTCCGAAGAGTCCTATCACTTCCTCATCTCCTGCGATGATCGCGTAGACTTCATCACTGAGTTGCATTGAGAACAGGAGAGCCTCCAAAGGTTCTAGCCCAGAGGAGGCTTTGACTTCTGCTACGTCCTGCTTACGCATCTTAGGTGCAAGAATATGTGCATCTGCATCGCAAGCCTTTCTGTAGTAGGGTGTCATTACAATCTCCGTGATCTCATTACAAAGAAGCCTTCCCATTCCGCACTCTGGAAAGAGCAAGGTAAGTGACTATCACTAACTAGCTCGATATTGACTTCTTGAGCATTGGAATTAACACCGAAGCGGAAAGTTCCGTTTTCAATAGCTACTTGCCCAAGGATGTTTGCGGAAGAGCCCACGAGTCGCCCAGTAAACTTAGATGTCTTTTTTGGCCGTGCTGTGGGAGTGACTTCTGTCTGGAAGAAACCAGTGTCACTGTAGACTACGTTCCAGTTACGGATCTGTAGTCGTCCTGTGGTCATGGGTTCATTGTTGTTTTTCAGTACCTGCTCAGAAAACCTGTACCGGAATGTATAGGGAACACCTGCGTAAACAGTAAGCCCTGATGAAAGTGCATTGGATACCCCACTGTCCGAAATGAGCCTTCCAGTGTGGGTAACGTATACTATGTTATCCGCAGTGTAGGGGACTGTTGTAGTACCACCTGAGGTCAACTTAACCCGTCTATCGAGGTTGATGCCATGTCCTGCAGTCGTTACCTCAGTCGCATCATCTTCTGACAAGTTGATACGCTCAAGGAACACTTCTGTTCCGTACTTAACAAGGACAAAGATTTCTGACTTGTTGAAGGATACGTTTAGGACATCACCTGACATCACCCACCGTGACCATGAGGACTGAAGCTTCTCGTTGCCTTGCCAATAGAATCGGTAGACATACATAGCTGTAGGGTCATCAGCAGACAGACAGATCAACATATCTTCGTTAGACGAAGCTTCCATCTTCTTGATTTCACCAAGCAGGAAAGCAGGAACGTGAGCAGTAATATCTGCTGCATCATCAACCTCAGTATCAAGGTCAACGAAGTATTCACGGACACCTGAGTATTTCCCACGCTTTGTTCCGAAGAAGACGTACCTTCCTGCACCTACTGGCTTCGCACGCAAGGACGCTTCAAATTGAGTTGTTACATCAATCGAGACAGTCTCAGGGGTAAGGAGGTCTGTTGCATCTAGTCGGAACTGAGTCAGATCAGAGAAGAGTAGCAATGACTCTGTGAACGGGACTGCGTGCTTCAATAAAGACACTTTGTTGTTGGATACAGCAACGTCAATAGGATCAGAGTCTAGAAGTGTCAGAGTAGTACGTTGGAAGAAGTTAAACTCTTCAAACTGACCTGCCTCAGAAAAGATAACATTCTCATCCGCCAGTACGCCTAAGCGATTACGGTGGAAGAAAATATCAGCTAACTTAAAGTCCACAAAAGAAGGGAAGGGATTAGTATCTTCATCACCTACTCTGCGGGGTGCGTAAGTAGCTTGTTGGAAATCGAAGTCACCGTCAGACCTACGGACTAACTGATGGGGCATAGTGGTCACATCAAGCTCAGTTTCAATATTTGGCTTAATAGTTTCCTTCCATACCTGACCACCGTTGTCGTCAATCTGGAGTTCTACATAGTAGTCATCTTGACCTTTGTCGTTATCACCAACAACGCCAATAACAAACCCTTCAGGGCCACTTGGTGGTAGGTCATCAAAGTCTGCGGTCTGGTTCTTGAACGCAAGCAGGTGCTGATTACCACGGGAGTCTTCTACCTCGATGTCAAAGTCGTTGCCATCAGTTGATTGGTAGTACAGTACGTTTCCGTATTCTGTGACTGACATGCCTGGGATTGAACCTGCACCAACGCTACCGTAGTAAGTAGATTCAGTTGCAGAGAAATAATTCAAGTTACGAGCAATACGGTCAGTCTGGATTGAGCGTTCAGCATCAGAGGTGAGAGTTGTTGTGTCTTGTGTACTGGACATAGTCTCAATAGACCGTGTGTACACTGTACCTCCTTTCGTAATCCGAACGGTGTACTGACAACGATAATCACCTTGCTTCACATAGACGAGAGCTTCATTAGGACGACTAGAGGAAACTGTAGTGTCTTTAGCAACTGTAGTGTTCTTGTTGAGAATGAACGTGTAGTCAGCAACGGTTGTCGCTGCAACTTCCTGAGATGGGTCTGTTAGACCTGACAGATAAGAAGCAGAACCATAAACGGTCTTTGCTACGCCATCCTTATCGTACACATACACATTGTCTGTCGTAACAATCAAGGTGTAGAACTCATTCTCATCTCTACGGATAGTGTGAATAAACGCATTAGCCGCACCATTGATATTACCTAGTGAGGCAACAAATTCGGTAGGAGGTCTTTTCGATAGACCTGTAACAACTGAGGATAATCCATTCTCTTGGAGTTCAGCCTGCGTCTTCAGTCGGAGTGATGGAGGTTGCTGACTGACCCCGTTAATTAGGTTAGGGATAGACGCACTGACTAGAGCCATTAGTAAATCCTCTTTCCTGACACGCGATCCACAACAGCGAATACGTCATAATTGTTCAGGATGTTAAAATCAGAGGTATCCCCTTCTGTTTCTTTCAGCTCGTAATATGCACGCGCTTCATCCTGTTCTTGGAAACCGTGTAGTGTTTGAGAACCGACAACACGATCTTGGAATGTTCTGCCTGCTTTAATAGTGATGTATCGCTTGGCTACTTCAGGTAACTCTTCAAAATCCAACCCAACAACGATGTCTAGTTCTACAGACTTAGCAATGTTGTATGTGTGGTTTGTTTTGTCATACATCCTCGTACCTCGTTGCACGAGATCAAGAGGCAGTCCTGTACTTGACTGGCGGTTGATGCTATCTGCATCTAAGTTCGCGTCAGCTTTCAGGAGGTTGGTTGGAAGAATAATCTCCCCACTCAAATTTGGAGTAAACCGTACTTTTAATTCACGGTTAAAATGCCACGCTTCTGATTGCACTGCGCGTGACGTAGCTTCAAGGATCGTTTCTGCTAACTCTGCGTCCACTAAGCCAGACGACAGGCTGTTCACAGGGCTTTCCCCGATAGTTGACAGCATAATGTTTACTGCCTCTAACTTTGTGGTTGGTGTCATGCTGTATCCTTGTTCTTGTTTCTGCGTGAAATAGACGCAGCCTTCTGTTTAGCATCTGCTTTAGAACTCGCACCCCATGCACGCAGTGCTAGTAATAATCGAGTAGGCTTACCATCAGAGCCACGCTCTGCACCGTTCATGTTGCCCATCCGAGCAAGAAAGGAAGACCTACGAGGGTTGTCGCCAGACTTCACTGGACTTTTGAGGTTTGCCCCTTCCGTCCTTTTGTAATAGTCACGACCTTTTTGATTTAAGCCACCACTAGGGTTTTCATGTTCTTTCCGTGGCATGGCTTAGTTCTTCTTTTTGTACTTAGCTGTCTTAGCAGCTTGCTTAAAATTAGTAGCTGAGGGCGCACCTGAATCCCCAGGGCTTCTCATTTTTTCACCCGAACCTGAAGCAATGCGCTTACGTTTGGCGTGAATGTTTGCGTATAGGCCTTTAGACATTTGAGTTCCTTAACAAAAAAGGGAGACCCGTAGGCCTCCCCTGTGTTTGCTTATGCAGCGTTCAATGTGATCGCGCAAGCAGGACGAAGGATGTTATGACCCATCGCGTACTTAGCTACCATCAGGTTGCCCTGACGCTCGATCTGGTACTCAGACTCAACACCTAAGTCGAGAAGCTTCACTGTCGCAGCAGCGTCTTGAGTGAAGACAAGACCACGAACTGCTGAGTAATCAGCTTTGTAAGCACCTACGTTAGTCAAAGGATCAGGCGTTGCACTTGTAGTTGACTCATCAGTAGTTGGGATGTGGTTAGACATAACAACACGCGCACCACCAATCATAGGAGCTGCACCAGTTGCAATAGAACCAGAACCACCTACGTCACGGTTCATGTACGCTAAAGTATTGACGTTAGCGTCTGCACCGAACAATGCGTAATACTGCTGTGGAGGAAGAACAACGATCTTCTCCTGAGTGATGTCTTTCTTGTCGAACTCTTCAAGTGCGTCATAGATAGCCTTAGCAATCTTAGCACCGTCTAAAGCGTCTGCAGTCAACGTACCGATAGTGACGTTGGTTGTGTAGACTTCGTCACCGAAAGACGCACCGAACTGAGCAGCAGCGGCAGTTGCATCAGTGATAGAAGCAGCCTTCGCAATGATGCGTGCTACGTTCTTGTCTGATGCGTTAGCAAGTGCATAACCCATTTCACGAGTGTAGATAGAACGCACATCGTAGTGGTTCATTGCTTCGTCAATGTTTGAGATGAAAGTTGAAGAGATCAACAAGTCATCAACAGTGACTACACGCTCTGCGTGCTTGATCTTGTCAGCTTCGATCAACTGCCCAGGAGTGTGGTACTTAGCCACAGAAACGCCCGTCAATGGGAACTGTGCTGACTTACCGTTCTGGATAGTACGAACACGGTGAAGTGGCATGAAGATGTTACGCTCTTCAAATGCTGAAAGAACTTCTCCCGCATA